CAGCAGAAAGTTCCAGCCGTAGCTGCAACTAATCCGCTTTACACATTTGATATTCTAGTCAACAACCTAACACCTATCAACGGCGCGGTTGGCGACATGTCAACACAGGATATTACTTTTACGCTAAACTCTGCAGTTACAAAAGCCGACACCGGCACGTTCTAATTAAGTAAAGGGGCAAAAATGGCAAGAATAATAGTAACAAGGGCTGATGGAACTAAGAGTACACACTCAATAAGTCCATCTGTTGAATATGCATTTGAGCAGCAGTTCCGCAAAGGCTTTCATAAAGCCTTCCGCGAGGATGAAAAGCAAGAGCATATCTATTGGCTTGCATGGGAATGTCTACGCCGCGCAGATGCGCCTGATGTCAAACCTTTTGGCTCAGCGTTTTTAGAAACCCTAGCTGCGGTTGATGTGGTGGCAGACGATTCCCCAAATGGCTAACGCGCGATTCCTTTACGTATAGGGTAGCTCAGCTGAGTATCCATACTGGAATTGCGCCTAGCGAATTTATTAATATGGATCAAGATTTGCTAAAGGCTTTCTATGAAGTCCTAAAGCAACAGGCAAGAGAGAGAGAAAATGCCGGTCATAGTAGAAGGCGTACCAGAGCTTAAGAAAGCTTTGAAGAAGTTTGCGCCTGACCTACTGAAGGAAATGAACGCTGAGATTCGCTTTGCACTAAAAGAAGTTGTTAAAGATGCTGAGGCTAAAGTTCCAGGTCAAGCACCTGGCAATTTATACAATTGGAATGACAAAGGCCGTGAGCCAGTTAGCCGTGTTACAGGTAGGCGAGCATTTCCCTTTTACAATTCTGGGGAAATCAGAAGTGGCTTAACTTATTCTATTGCACGTAAAAAAGCCAACAGCAAAGGTTTTGCAAGCCTATATTCTTTGCTAAACAAATCAGCCGTTGGCGCAATTGTGGAAACTGCTGGAAGTCAAAGCCCTTTTGGTAGAAGGCAACTTGCAGATCGTAAATATGCCGAAAGCTATAAAAACATTGGCAATTCTAATAACCCAAATGCAGGCCGTATTTTTGTTGGTGCTATGAATGGCATTGGGCCTTTAAAGCGTTATGATAACAAGAGCCGTAATCGCGGTCGTATTTTGTATGCCGCTTATGCAGAAAACAATGGCAAAGCCTTAGATGCCACAATGAAGGCAATTGCTAAAGCTGCTAATACTTTAAAAACAAGAACAACAGTTAGAAAGGCCGCTTAATGTCCAACATTCGCATTGATATAGCCTCAGAGTTTAAAGATAAAGGTTTTAAAAAAGCCCAAACTGCAACGCAGAAACTAAACTCAAATCTTGCTGTATTAGCTAAAACCTTTGTGGGTGTTTTATCTGTAAGAGCAGTAACTCAATTTGGCAAGGCAGCAGTAACAGCGTTTAGTGAAGATGAGCAAGCCGCTTCTCGCTTATCTCAAAGCCTTAAGAATCTAGGCTTAGCATTTGAGGATACACGTGTATCTAAGTTTATATCTGATTTAGAGGCTGCTAGCGGTGTTCTTGATGATTCGCTTCGCCCTGCAATGCAATCCCTATTGATGACCACAGGATCAGTAGCCAAGTCGCAAGAATTGATGGCATTGGCATTGGACATGTCAAGAGCAAGCGGTATTGATGTTGCTACTGTTGCTAAGGATTTATCAAAGGCTTATGTTGGACAGGCAAGAAGTTTATCTAAATACAACACCGGATTGTCGCAAGTAGAACTTCGCACTAAGAGTTTTGGTGAACTACAAGAGTTTCTTAATAATCAATTTGCAGGTCAGAATGCCGCTTACCTAGAAACTTACGCAGGCAAGGTAAGCGTGCTTAATGTTGCTTATGCCAACATGCAGGAAACCATTGGAGAAGGCTTAGTAGATGCGTTTGAGATTCTTTCAGGTGATCAAGGCATTGGCGCAGGCACTAAAGCAATGGATAGGTTTGCTGAAAGTGTCGCAAACACCACAAGAGGCATAGCCACCCTGATTGATGGTTTTAAGGACGTGCGAGCCTATGGCAGCACAGTTGTAGATTTTGTAAAAGAATTAGCAGCTGAGAAAAGCTTATTTGGTGCAATAGCAGCATTAGGCGAAAAGAATAAGCCATTGTTTTTCCCTGCCGGCGGTTTAGGTGCTAAGGCTGAAGAAGCTGCACGTAAAAAAGCTGAAGCTGAAGAAGCTAGACGTCAAAAGGAATTATTGGCTTTGACCAAGAAGCAAGTTAAAGCACAACAAGAATTGAACAAAAAGAAGAAAGAGGAAGGCATACTTGGCGAACTTGCTAAGCGGTTTGAGTTAGATCGTATACAGATTGCTGCTGCCTTAGGCGGTCAAATTAATGACGTAGAACGCCTACGCTTAGAATTAATGCAAGCCATTCTTGATGAGGATGTAAAGCGAGCCATTATTCTTGAAGGTCAGTTAATTAAAGCTGAGGCTGCTGCTGCTGAGTTGGCATTGCTATTAGATAGCCTAGATGAAATGGTTGGAGATCCGTTTGCTGATTGGCCTGGCACAATTACACGCATTAAGGAATTGCTTAAGACACTTAACATTAAAATACCTATTGAAACCCTATTTGCTGAAAAGGGATTAAAGCTAGACCAAGAAAAGATGACAGTTACCAAGCTTGAGCGCATGGATGTTAACGCTACAAATGTTTACATTAATGGCGCCATTAATGGCGCAAGGCCGCTTGATAAGTTTGTTAATCCATTTGTACCAGGAACTTTAGAACATGCTATAGAGGAAGGTGTAAAAGCAGATTTGGCTGAATCAGATGCAGATGCTTTATTAGGAGAATCTGAAGCTGAATTAGCCCTAATTGAATCTGAATTAGCGTTGCAAGAAGCAGAAAATGCAATTAGAGATGCTGAATTGGCTGCGCTTTTTGCCAGATTAGGTTTAGATTCTGAAGGAAACCCGGTAACAATAAATGTGACAGTAGAAGGCTCAGTAATAGCAGCTGAAGATCTAGCCGAAACCATTACTGACATTCAATACACTTATCAGAAAACTGGAAAGGGCTTGCTGTTTAGCAGCATAGCTATCTAATGCCAGCACCTACAGTAAGAGTGTTTGTTGACTTTGACAGCGATACCGCATTTGAAATCAACCCACTTATCTTAGATAGCCTTACTGAAGGTATTTTAGGTACTAATACGCTTGGCTCTGGCACATTACCAGTTGAGATAACAAACCTAGTAACTAAAGTAAATATACGCCGCGGTCGCAATCGCATTACATCTAAGTTTGAGGCTGGAACCGCTAACGTAGTTCTCTATGATCAGAATGGCGATTGGAATCCCACTAACCCTAATAGCGCCTACTACCCTAACTTAGTACCCCTAAGGCAGATAATCATATTTGCTACTTATGCCACCAATGATTACTTCCTGTTTTCAGGCTTTATCACCAATTACGATACTGGGTTTAGGCAAGGCAATGAGGAACTAAGCACAGTTACCCTAAAGTGCGTAGATGGCTTTAAACTTCTTGCAGGCTCAGCCATAGACACAGTAGCAGGCTCAGGGGTGCAGCTCTCAGGGGCTCGCGTGAATGCCATCCTAGACGAGATAGAATGGCCTATAAGCCTACGAAATATAGATACTGGTGATTCCACTTTACAGGCAGACCCAGCGACCGCCAGAGATGCCTTAGAAGCGTTATTTACAGTAGAGCAGAGCGAGTTTGGCGGCATCTTTGTAGATGTAAATGGCAAGGTAGATTTTGTCAGCCGTAACAACCTAATCTCTAACCCAGCCTTCCCGGTCTATGAGTTTAGTGATGAAGGCGTGGACATCTCCTACACCAATGCAGTAGTAGCGTTAGACGATACTACGCTTATTAATGACGTAACTATTACACGCTTAGGCGGTACAGCTCAGAATGCTTTTGACCAGGCTTCAATTGATAAGTTCTTCCTTCATTCAGGCACACGCTCAGGCATATTGGTACAGACAAATGCTGAAGCTTTAAATCAGGCTCAAGGCATCCTAGCCACACGCAAAGACCCTGAGATACGCATAGATAGCATTCAGCTAAATCTCTATGATGATGCTAACCCCAATAAGCCCTTAGCAGGCATAGATATAGAATTACTAGATGGCGTAACAGTTACTAAGACTACCCCTGGCTCATCTAGCGTGGTGCAATCTAGCTTGGTAAACGCCATTCATCACGATATAACACAGTCATCCTGGATGACTACGCTATACACCACAGAGCCTTTATTGGCAGGGTTTGTCCTAGATTCAGATGTATCAGGTATACTAGGCTCAGATAGTCTGAGCTACTAAGGAGAAATATGGCAGGCGCAGGATATAAGCTGTTTCAGACAGGTGATGTCTTAACAGCAGCTCAGGTCAATACGTATTTAAATGAGCAAACAGTTATGGTGTTTGCTAATGCTGCTGCTCGCACTAGCGCGCTTAGCAGCGTATTAGCTGAAGGAATGATGTCTTATCTACAGGACACTAATTCCGTAGAAGTTTACAATGGAAGCTCGTGGGTAAATGTTGGTAATGCTGGTGATATTACTGAGGTTCAAGCCGGAACTGGTATTTCAGTAGCTTCAGGAACAGGCCCAATCCCAGTAATTACTAACACAGTTGCAACCGCATTTGATGCGGCTGGTGATCTTGTTTATGGAACTGGCGCAGATACTTTTACTAAATTGAGTTTAGGAACAGCAGGAAAAGTTTTAACTGTTAATTCAGGTGCTACAGCCCCAGAATGGGCAACCCCTGCTGGTGGTGGTGGCAAAGTGTTGCAGGTTGTGCAAGCAACTTATTCAACAGCAACGACAGTTACTTCTCTAACAATGACTGACACAGGTCTTAGCGGAACAATTACTCCATCTTCAGCAAGCAGTAAGGTTCTAGTTTTAGTATCTCAACCAATTTGGATGGATCGCATTACTTCTCTTGCTGGTATGAATTTGAGACTTATGAGAGGTTCAACAAGAATTTATGGCTCACCAGATACAGGCGGTGGCGGCGCTGATAGCGGTTACAGTCAAGCCAGCGGTTCAACAAGAATTCAATTCCGTTGGAATTATACTATTACTTATTTAGACAGTCCTGCCACCACTTCAGCAACAACTTATAAAACTCAATTTAATGTCCAAGACACAGCAGATAGCGGAAGCGTTACTGCTCAAGGTAGTAGCCAAGTCGGTTCAATTGTTTTGCTAGAAATAGGAGCCTAAATTGGAACACAACGAATTAGTCGCATCAATTAAATATATCAGACCAAATGCTCAATTTGCATTACGGGGAGATGAATTAGAATGGTTAGACACAGAGCAGGGCAAACCAACGCAAATAGAAATAGAAGCAGGTTGGGTTGCTTATCAAGCAGCACAGATAGCTGAAGCCGAAGCAAAGGCTGCTGAAAAGACAGCCCTGCTAGATCGGCTAGGAATTACTGAAGATGAGGCTAAACTGCTTCTAGCATAATCTTGAGGGATTGTGCTATTTAAATGCTATAATAAATAGATATGGCAAAGCTATGCAAGGCAGGGATACAACTACGCGAGCAGGTAGATGATGCGTTTCCCGATAGAGATAGAACTTCAGATGGCTGGATCGGTGATAAACGTCATTCAGCGCGTAAGTCCGATCACAATCCTACTGCTGAAGGCATTGTACGTGCCCTTGACCTTGACATTGATTTCAGGTCGCACAAAGCGGAGCCCTATGACTTTGCGGATCAGCTACGATTACTTGCCAGACTTGATAAAAGAATCTCTTATATCATCTTCAATGGCAAAATTGCCAGCTACAAACGCAATTACAAATGGAGAAAATACACCGGGATAAACCCACATAAGACACATATACACATTAGCTTTACTGCTAAGGGCGATTCAGATGGCAGTATGTTTGAAATACCGATACTAACAGGA